CAGAGCTATTATTCCAGTTTCTGAATTTTCAGTAACATGATACCATTGATCAGAAGAATAATAATTTGTACCATTAAACGTTATTCCATCTTGCCAAACATCAAAATTCCCGTTGATTAGGTAATTTTTCCCCGGTATCTCTTGTAAATTTGACTGTACATAGGCTGTTGTTGCAATCTGAGTTGTATTTGTATCTGTTGCTGGCGTGGGGGCTGTTGGGATTCCAGATAGTGCTGGCGAAGCGAGCGGTGCCCTGCTGGTGTCAGTCGGGTGCGTGTGATCTCCACGCGCGACCGTGCTAAGGCTCCCTACAGACTGCACACCATCCATTTTAATGTTTGATGCCGTGGCCTCAAATGGCCTTTCATTTGCGATCTCGCTATTGACAAAAGCTGTCGATGCAACTTGCGTTGTATTCGTTCCAGCTGCTGCAGTTGGCGCTGTCGGCGTTCCTGTCATCGCTGGCGAAGCAAGCGTTTTATTAGAAAGTGTCTGTACGCCGTTCTTCGTCACACCGTTTGAGATATTCATTACCTGATAACGTGTGCCATCCCACATCGCTGTAACGATTCCATTTGCTAAAATATCACCTGTTTCTAGCGCTGCAGAAACATCTTTTGACAAATTGTAGACGCCAAGCGCATTGATATTGAGTGTTGCCGCACCGCTGTTGGCAACTGTCGCCTTGAAATGAATAGAAACTCCCAGTAATTGCGACATCGATGTGATTCCATCAATGGCAAGTACATAGGCATCGGTTTCAGAAGTATTGATGTGCAATGTATTTTGTACATCGACCAGAATTTTATCCGTTGCTGATAAGCGACCAGATTGTGTTGCTGAAGCTTCTTTGGCAACCTCTTCATCGAGCGTTGTAAAATTGTCGTTAATATCTGTAATATCCGGTACATCTGTGTACTCAGGCAATTTCAAATTAAAATTATTTGTCTGTTGCATTTTTTACCTCCTAATAAGCTTTAAGATCATACCATGTTGGCAAAGTATTCATTAGTACATCCCAAGATTCAAGTTCTGCAACACGTCCCCACCATGAATAAGTGTAGACAAACGAATAGGTAACATGCGCTGGTTTAATGTGTTCAATCGCTTCAATCAATCCCGCCATATTGGGCGGGATTCCTTTGACGCCGACAAATTTTATCTCAATCCTCGCCTCACTTGGGTATTCAATGACTTCGACGTCTGCACCGCTGAACGTTTCTGCCGTATTTTCGATGAGTGCCTTTGTCACTGTCCCTGCGCCGCGCTGTCTGGCAAAAAGGTTTTCCCTTCTATATTCATATGATTTACTGGGGTCTGTATCGATACCAAAGTCCGTTTCATAAACCTCTAAAAGCCATGTCGCCGTATTGATGTCGAATTGTGCATCAACATCTGAGACAGCTTGCTTAAGTGCGTCAAAACGCGTCGCAATTGCCTTTTGAATCGTGATAAGATCTTGATAATCAAGTAAGAATGTCGGCAAATATTCTGTTAAATCTGTTTCGCCTAAAATTGGCGAAGCCGATTCAGAAACGTCCTCACTGTATAAAATTGTGCCATATGTGGTTTCACCGTATGCCATAACCTACCCTCCAAGTGTAAAGCCGTTTTTCAAATCGCCCCATGTCAGTGTTTTTGAATCTTCCTGAAAGGCAATTGTCTTTGGCGTTCCCCATGATGTATCCGTTTGGTTTGCCTGATAGTGTTGTATTTTTTGCGATGCCTTATCAAAAGCGAGTGCATTGACATAGCCAGCAGAAGTATCTGTATACGTATTGAGCACCATTAAATCGAGATAATCCGTATCGGCCGTTCCCGTCAAGCCTCCCTTTGATGCAAAATAGCTGGATAGGTAATGTTTTGGCGTTACGGATGGTTTAACATCCCGATCATCACTGCTGTAAATGTAATTATGCCTGTGACTGTTGTCAATCACTGTAACTGTCATACTGGCATCTGCAGTTCCGTCAAATGCAACCGACCCGGTTGCATCGCCAGTAAGCGTAATATTGCGCGCCGTATGCAGCTTCTCAGCTTCATCCACAATACCATCATCATCTGCATCATAGACAGATTTATTCATGTCGCCGTAACCGCCGGTACTCAATGCGTTTTGTACAAAAGCCGTTGTGGCAAGCTGTGTTGAATTCGTACCTGACGATGCGGTTGGCGCCGTTGGTGTCCCGGAAAGCGACGGTGAAGCCAGCGGCGCCTTCAAGTTCAGCGCTGTCTGCATCGCCGTCGATACCGGTTTGTCGGCATCTGCTGTATTGTCCACATTGCCAAGTGCTACCTGTACTTTCGTGACTGCATGCGGGTTTGAGGTGCTGCTGGCGTGCACTGCTGCTTCTGTTTTGTTGGCAGTAATTTGCGCCTGCAATTTGCCAAGTGCCGTCAAAACGGTGTCGGCGGTTGTAATAACCGCACTGCTTGCAGTACTCAGCCCCGTTAATACGACTGCGCGTACGCTTGCTGCAAAATCACTGATGGTGGCTGCCGTCTGGGTTCCCGTGTGATTGGCACGGCTGCGGTCTGTGGTGTGGTAATGCAGCGTGCTGTCGCCGCCATCGGTGAGATCTGTTGCATTCACATCCGTGATGTTATTGGTCTCCGCACCGCTTTCGATACCGTCGAGCTTCACTTTATCGGTTGCAGACATGAGTCCATTAGCCGCAGTGGTTGCCGTTGCCGTGGATGCCTTTGCGTTCCACGTCGCTTTCTCCGTATCGGTTGTAAAGCGATTGCTCGCATCTTGAACAATGATGCTCGGTGCGTGTGTTGCAGGATGCACATACTGGTTTGCCGATGCTTCAACGCCATCGAGCTTTGCTTTGTCCTCTGCACTCATGAAGCCACTGACCGCATCTGTCGCATCGCCATGTGCTGCGCCCGTCGATCCCACATGGGTGAGCGGTGCCTTTAGGTTCAGCGCTGATTGCATCGCCGTCGATACTGGTTTGTCAGCATCTGCCGTATTGTCCACATTGCCGAGGCCTGTCTGAGCCTTGGTAACCGCATGCGGATTGGCTGTATCACCTACATGGAGATCTGCTTCTGATTTATTGACCGTTACCTGGGCCTGCAATTTGCCAAATGCCGACAGCACTGTATCTGCCGCTGCGATGACGGTATTTGTCGTCGTGCTCAGCCCAGTCAATGCCACTGCGCGAACACTTGCTGCAAAGTCACTGATGGTGGTTGCCGTCTGGGTTCCTGTGTGATTGGCGCGGCTGCGGTCTGCAGTGTGGTAATGCAGTGTGCTATCGCCATTTCCCGTCAAATCAGACGCTGCCGAATCCGACAGGTTATTGACTTCAGCGCCATCCTCAATGCCATCGAGCTTACTTTTTGCCGAATCCGTGAAATCATTGGCTGAAAGACTGTAGCCGTCCACTTTGTCAACTTTTCCTGCTAGCTGGGTCGTCATTGTTGCTGCAAAATCAGGGTCGTTGTCGAGCGCCTCTGCAATTTCCTTCAGCGTATCAAGTGCTTCCGGTGCGGTGTCGACGACGAACTGAATGCGTTCATCCGTCTCAGTCTTTGTATAGGTATTCGCCACATCCGATTTTAATGCGAGCTGTGCATCGACATAAGTGACTGCCGCTTTCTCCGCCTCAATTGCGGCGAAGTGGTCATCATGACCTGCCACTGCCAAATCATTAGATATTTTGTAGTCAATAACATCCTGCTGAACGGCATGAACGGATTCCTGCAAGGTGTTAATGTCTTCCGCCTCCACCTGATCGCCTGCGGTTTCGTAATTAATGTAGGCTTCTGGACCGGCATCGTAAATGCGAATGTACTTTTTCCAGGCGCGATCGGAATCCGTCGTTACGGTAAAGTTGGTAATCTGTCCGCCTGAGAAATTGGCGCCGCGATAAATATTGATTGAAGCTGCCGAGACGTTGTCATGCAGCAAAAACCCTTCGTATTTGCCATCAGTGAGCAATACGTACTCTTCGACGACATGGTTCCCCGCTTCTTTTTTATTTAGTTTCGTTTGGAAAATATCTGCTTGTTCTGGATAGGCCATCTGTTACACCTCCAAAATTGCGGTCGACAGCACCGGCACATGTCCTGCCGGAACAGCGACATTGGCGGACTGCGCATTCACCATGAGGTTCGTATAGTCAAGCACCCCTTGAATCGACAGCAGGATGGCACCGATTTTTGCATAACCCACGTAGGTTTGTGTCAATGCAATCGATTTCAGATAGGCATCGAGGCTTTCAAAAAATGCAGTCTGTACATCGTTCAGACCATAGCCCTCTGCCAGCGTTACCGTTACAGTTACATCGATGCTTGTGCTTTCAGCAGACGCCACGGTTACTGTGGCACCAATGGGCCTAACCGCTTCAATGTACGCTGCAACCGCTTCGACCAGCGCCGCATCCGCAGGCTGCTTTTCTGAATCGACAATGGTGACCTTGACCGTTCCAGCGCCATCAAACAGCGGTTCAACCTCCGCGTAGCCAACACCGTCAACCGCCATGGCCCAGTTAAAGTAATGGGCTTTATTGCCGCTCGTCGGTGGATTTTGCATGCGTTTGAGCAATTGCTGTTTGACACTCTCGACGGTTTCAATGGCTGTGCCCGCGATCAATACTGCCGTGAGCTTTGCGCTGGTGAGGCCCTGAATGTAGCTGACGGGGATGAGCTTTCCAAGGTTATTATTCGGTTCGATCCCCGCTGTTTCACAGGTCATTTCATAAATGCCATCCGCCATTTTCGACGTCGCTCGGTAATAGAGAGAGCCACATGAAAACCGTGCGCCCAATGTAATGTCCATGTTGAATTCGCCTCTGGCAATGGCATAGGTCGCCGCCTCACGCTCAATACCGTATTCGAGCGCACGTGCCAAAATGGTTTCATCATCTGCGGTTTGAATCATGCGATTGGCAACGATTTGATCGAGTTCTATATACATTTGCCTGATTTCCGCTGCCGAAGGCGCCAAGGCATAAAATGCCAAAGAACCTTCGCGTTTGTCGATGGTGTCTGGGAGCGCCGCCATCATTTGCTTCAGTAAAACGTCATAAGTCATATTTTCATACACTACAGCGTCACCTCCTTTGTCGTGATAAGATCGCCATAGATTGTGGAAACGTTAAAGGCAATGGTAAGTGCCCCTTTGTTTCGAGAAAATTCAAAGTTGTCCACTGCATTCACGGTGTCGAGCATTAGCAGCGCCTCCGTAATCCGTTGAACAATCGTCGGATATACATAGGCCATCGACTGACCATACAGATCATCCAATTCGACGCCAAAGCGCCATGAATGAATGGCATAACGATAGCGTTCAACGTTCAAAACAGTGTAAATCATTTGCTTAACGGCTTCGATGCCCTCGATTTGAGCACCTATTTTTTTATCTGTTAGGTCGAGCTGCCAGGTGGCTGTCGATCCCGTAACGATTTCGATATTCTGCAATTGACTTTGAGGAATCATTTAAATCACCTTCCCCAGTACAACGTATTTCTGTCCGCCGCCCGCTTGAAGCAAGACTGCCGTATCACCAATGGTCAGTGTCTCAATCACCTCTGTGCGGATGATGAAATCCTCGTCGACGGCCATCTTCTCCGTTGCCACTTCAAAAGGTGATAGCGACGAGACGACACCGATGAGAATATCTGCCGGTTTACTGGCATTTACGGCTTCCGTCGCTGCTTTTTTGATGGTTTGTGCTAAATTCATCATATACCTCCCAATAATTTCAACGACATGACATGCAGGTCGCCGGTAAAGCTGTGCTTTACCGAATCGACCACCATGTACTGCATAATCTCTTCTGAACCGATGTTGACGATGACCGCCAAACTCGAGCCGCCGACAATGCTGACATCACCTGGAATATCGCTTGCCGAAAAGCTTCTGGTGCGGTGATTGTAGAGCGCCAACAGCGCCTTTGCTTTGACATTTGGATTTTCGCCTTCTTTTAACGATCCATCGACATATTTCAGCACGCCCCACTTTTTGATGCTGTCATCATCTTTTTCAACTGTAGGCGCGATGGTCTCGTCATTTGATTTCACTTCGATGACATTGTACGTCTTATCATCAATAGAGCTTTCAATGGTAAAGCTGGGAATCGCATTGTTTAAAACAATGCCTGAGCGAAGCGCTTCAATGTCTTCCAGAACGATTTCGCCATAACGGTCCCTTAAAATGTAAAGACGGCTGTTGTTGGTCAGTGTTAAACTAATCGCCGTACTGATAATGTCAATCAACGTTGAATCGCGCTCTTTTCGAGGCGGGATCACATAGCCGGTGTCGGCGAGTTCGCCCGTTCGAAGACCATACTTTCTGGCAATTAGTTGTACCAGCTCATTGAGTTTTAAATTTTTATAATCAAAACTATCCTTGTTTTTCAGATAGCGAAGCTGATCGTAAGCCGTCACTTCGATTTTTTCGGCGTCAGACTTGGTTTTAAAAACATAGCCCCTGAATACGCGATCATCGTTAAAGATAAATTCAATCAGCACACCTTCTTCAACGGCTAAATTCACATCATTGATGACGCTGAACGTCAATTTTGCCGGGGTGCCGTAGCGATCGCGTTCGAGAGATACCGTATCGATGGCATCGAGGTTATAGAGGTAGCCGCTGTGCCCCATAGTGATTGAACTACTCAAAATAAATCACCTGCCCCGGATAAATGCGGTTGGGATTGGCGATACCATTCAGCGTTGCCACTTCACTGTACTTTTCACCATCACCAAGCTCTTTTCGGCAAATTGCCCAAAGTGTGTCCCCTGATTTCACCGTATACGATTTTGACGGCGTCTTCGCAATGCGCGCCTCCGCCATTTCATCTGCTGGCACACTCACAGTATCAATGCCTGCCGCTGTTGCATCTGTTATTGTACCTTCTTCTGCTGCCTCATCTGAATTCGACTGACTGCTGACGCGAGGGTCCGGCAATTTGGAAAAACCGCTTTTTCGATACATTTTTAGGCTGATGTCCACCCATAGATCGAGGCCATTTTCAGCACTCTCTTCAATGGTGTATTCCTCGAGCGACACATTGGTACTCGTGGTAAATCGCGGCAGTCCATCCGGTGTAAGTCTTGATATAGCAAGTGCAAAAGGCTGCGACTGATTTTTTAAGAGCTCAAAGAGATCGAGATAATAATTCTGCGGCTGCAGCTTTTCTGGCTCTTCGACAAAGGGATATGCCATGTGTGGGATGAGCAGCTTGAAAGAAATCGTTGAAAGTCCCGGTTGCTTTAACACGTTGATTTCACCGCCGCCGAGCAGTTCAAACGTCTTATTGAGGTTTTTTACTTTTGTTGTGATACTGCTGGGTGTCACCGGCATGCGAATGCCGCCAAAGAAAACACTGTACATTAGTAAACCCCCTCTGCGACCACGGCAAGCTGTTCCGTCAGCTTATCGGTAAAAAATGACAGTACACCGTCAAGGTCTGCTGTTTCGCGAATGTCGCCAAAGGTGTTGGCCATGTCGACCCTCACTTCTGCCGTGGTAAATTGATTGATGACATCCTGTTCTGCCAAATCGCGCATGTAGCCTAAATCTTCATCACTCGCAGAAGCGCTGTCTGAATAGCCGGATGACGATGAATCATACCCGGTTCCGGCGCCGCTGCCGGTGTAACTGGAATCATAGCTTCTGTCGTTCATCTGCTGCACTGCCGCCGCATCATTTAACGCCGCTGCGCCTGAAGCCGATTCGAATTCAGATGCCGACGTGGTTTCGTGTGCTGCTTTTGCTGCATTGTACTGATTTTTTCTTTCAACACTATTGGCTGCATATTCAGCCTGCAACGCCTGATTACTTTCCACCCTCACTTGATGTTCTGCGGCAATCTTCAAACTGGTATCTTTAAGGTCTTGATTTCGGCTTTCCATCCCTTCAATGCCACTTTCCACAAAGTCATCCGCAAATGTGACTCTCGTCACAAGATCAATCTTTTCATCCGAGAAAAGATTAATCAGACTAATTAAGCCGTTGATCATGTCAATGCCATTATTTAAAATCCCTTGGAATACCTTTGCAATCAGCATCCCCACAAGTACAACGGCATTGAATAGACCATAGGCAAACATCTTCCCGGCGAGCAGCATATAGCCCATCCCTGTGGCAAAATCATCATAAACTGTGGCAAAGCTTAGTTTAATCATTTCAAAAGCATTCAGCGCTGTATTTTTAAGCAGTACCAACGAAGCTTCTACGCCTCCATTTGCTTGTATCCAATTGTATAGTCGTGCTACGAGAGCTCCAATGATTAATGCAAACCATACTGCAGGATTCGCCAACATCGCAGCCGTCAAAGCACCAAATGTCGTTACACCGAGTGAATTCATTGCCGCTTGAATGGCCATCGCTGCACTGAGAACGCCCGCAGCGGTGGCTAGACCATAAAAAACAGGCATCAGCAATGACAAATGATCACTTACAAAAGTGGCACCATTGCTTAGCAGGTCAAAGACAGGCTGCATATCGGTTGCAAAGCGCGTTGAAATTTGTGACGACACATCTGAAAAAGTTGTCGGAATTTCGGCAAATCGCTGATTTGTCTCACTGGCGGCGGCAAACATAGCATTTTTAACAACATTTGCCGTAATGGCACCTGAAGCCGCCAGTTCACTGAGACCGTCTGTGCCAACACCCATTGAATCTGCAATTGTCTGCGCCAGCATTGGTGCTGTTTGTAGCAAAGTGTCCATACTGCTGATGTCGAAACTACCCGCAGCCATTGCCTGTGTCAGCGATTCCATCGCCGAAGACTGTTCTTCAATGGTCGCACCGCCGATCTTAAATTGCTTGTTCATCTGCTCTGCAAAGGTTACGATTTCATCACTGCCGGAAAAGGCTTTACCTGCAGAAGCACCAAGTGATATGACGGCTGCTGCCGTGTCCTCGTAGGAGGATCGTGAATTTTCGGCAGCGCCTAAAATGCGATCTTGAAGTGCATCTGTACTTTGAAGGCCGTCATTCATATTGTCAATTTTCATTCGCATCGTCGAAAACGAATCTGACATCTCCGCTAGGTTATCCATGCTAAAATCAATGCCAATATCGCCTGAAAAACTTAAATAGGCGTCAGCTATCCCATTTATGACCTTTCTAGCCTCTTCGGCTTTCTTTTTGATTACTTCTTGTGCTTCACTTAATTTTTTTGCTTCTGCCGCCGCATCATCAAAATGTTCACTCATCTCAACTACGGTGTAGTCTACTTCCTCTGCCTCGGATGAATCAAAATTTCCAATATGCTGTTGTGCATTGCTAAGATCGATAATCGCTTTTGACATCTCCAAGTAATTGCCCTTGGCAATTGCCACTGCTGTATTCATGCCGTAAACTGAATCTTCTGCATCAATAACCGCCAACTGCGTCGATTGAAAATATTTCATAGCCGCTGAACTGCTTGCCATTACATTAAATGCTTCAAATGAACTATTCAGGTTATTGACAGACGTGTCGATGGCCGTGAGTGCTGCTGGCATGCGATCATATAATTGAATCGCGTTTTCTAACGTACCCATAATAATCACCTCGCTTTTTTATTCTTTTTCAGCCTGCTCGCTTCTTTTTTCTCATGTGCAATTTTAAGGTTGATGGATGCCATAATAAATGCCCGCTCTTCACGCGGCAGTGCTAAGAATTCAGAAGGCAATAATCTGAGCTTATGGAGACAGTAATGGGCGTAGTTGGCATCGGCATCGCCGCCGTCAATTAGTTTTTTGCTTCTTCAACCAGTTCATCCATCGAAGTGCTGTAGCCGTTGATTTCCTGTACTTTCATTTGCAGGCTGTTAAGCTCTCCCGGCAACAGCATTCTGCCGAGCAGGTCCTCTGCACACATGACGCCATAGGAGTCTTGAAGCTCCTTGCTGTTTAAATCAGGATACTTGATACAGGCGACACACAGCTTTGTCAAATACAGATCATAATCGGTATCTTTTGTAAACTGTCCCCTTTTGCCCGGTACGGGAACGTGTTTGGTGCTGGATTTGCGGATGCTCTTGTCGACATCGGCAGTAATTGACTGTAATTGCCATGACACGGGCTCATTTTCTATCTTGAAACGCGTTGAAGCGATAAACGCTTCAACGTGTGTCGTCGTTTCAACATTTTGAGCAAGAAATGCACTTAAGCTCATATGAAAGACTCCTCTCTGTTCCTTAAATCATGCCGGAAAGCATGCCAAAGCTTTCTGGGAATTCAAAATCTTCGAATGTAAAGCTGATGTCTTCTGACAGGTAATCCCCATCTGCATCAAATTTGGCGAGAATACCGCCATCAAGATTGACGCCTACGAGCGTACAGGATTGTCGTCCCGCAGCGCTGGACGGATCGTCATTGACCACTTGAATGTCAAAGTAAAGGTCCTGACCTGTCTCTTTGTACTTTTTCAAAAGATTTCTGAAGATCGGCGTGTTGTAATAGAAGCTTGCAGAGCCTGTACCGGACATAGCCGTCCCCTTGTTGCCCTTCATCACCCTGCCTAAAATCGGCAGCTGCGTTTTGTTCTTATCCACACTGGCTTCTAAATTGATGGCCTGCATAAAATTGTAGCGGCTCCCGTCAATGATGACGTAACACTGTGCAAGTGATGCGCTGACGGCATCTGGTGAAATCATCGTCGTATTTTCCATATTGCTACCTCCTACGGTTTTAATTAGTTCACAATTGTCGTCATGTAAATTTTCGCCATCGCAACCACCGGATCAATTGGATTCGTTACGACAACGCTGTCTTTTGCTTCTCCCGCTTCGACGATGAGGTCATCGGATACAAAGTTTTCAATGGCTTGAAGTCTTTGAAGCTCTTTGTTCATTGCCACGAGTTCCGACCAGAAAGCATTTCTGCCTGATGCTGAGTTTTGAATTTTGCCCAGATAGCGCTCTGCAAAAATCAAGGCTGTATCGTTGGCCACTTGGTCGAGGATGCGAATCACTTGATTCGAAGCAAAATCACTTGATTTTTCACTGGTAAACGAAATAAATGTGTTGATGTCTGATAAGACTTTCACCGTATCGTCAACTCTGTGAAGCATGTATTTGCCTGCTGTAATGCCCGCTGACAGCTGGCTTTGCGTATAAGCCACATCCGGTGTGTACGCGCCGTCATAAGTTTTGTTCGTCGTCGATTTATTGATCGCTGCCGCTGCCTGTGCGCCGCCAACCCAGTAAACCATTGCATACGCCGCGGCATCTGCATCTTTAACTGTGTTTTCAACGCTGATGACTGCCTCATGGTCTGCATAGCGTCTGTAGACAACCACTTGGAACTTGATGCCGTTTTCATCCCTGAGACGTTTTGCATATGCAATAAACAAATCTTCAGTCGTCGTATCTGCCGTAGGGCAAATGAGAACATTGAAGCCATAGGATTCAAGTGCATCCAGTGCCGCCTGATATTCTGTGCCGGTAACGCTAGCAAGGTTTGTGCCGCCGGTAAGTTCAATTCCCGTCGTCGCAGTTAACGCGCCAGTCCCTGAAAAATCAACGAAATCGTTTGAAACAAGGCCATCAATGGCTGAAACCGTCTGGGTTTCAATGTGTTTTGTTTCAAGATACGTCGAAACGTCCATTTTGAGTTCATCGTCTGCATTGATTGCAACAACAACCTTCAAATCGTTGCCGCGCGTACCGGTGTATTTTGCCGTTGCTGTTAACAGCCCAGCTGTTGCCGTCGCTTTCACCCCTGCATTGAGTCGATACACATAGACTTTTGATGCATTTCTAAAAATCTCTCTGAGATCCAAGAGTGCATCTGCATCATAGGCATACCCCAACACTTTGAGAGAATCCTTTTGGAACGACGTGCTGTCAAGTGTAATAACCCCATCTTCACCCCAGTCCAAATCCATTGGTACAGCAACAATACCACGATCCGATAATGCTGCCGATGCATTTGCAGCACTGACGAAATTAATGTACGCCCCTGGCAATACTTTGTTTTGTGTTACAAAAGTGCCACCGCCTAATGCCATAAAACTTCACCTCCGCTTGTATTTGGCTGATCTGCTCAGCCATGAAAGAAATTAGTGTTCGCTGCCGACATCCCGCAATGCCCAACATGCACAATCGCATCATTATCATCAATTTTCATAGCGTTGTCGGCAGCGTTCTATTTGATAAGCGCACCATAAATGCACTTCATCAAGCTCACTTGTTTAAGCTGTTGCTACTGTGACATTGCCCATATAATCCTCTACAGCTGCCTCTGGTTCTTTGACCATGAATTTATAGGTCACTTTGAAATGCAGCACATCTGACACTACGTTATAGGCCATCGTTGGACTTTCTACTGTAACACCCGCAATTTCTATGCGCTTGAGGATTTCAAAGAGCGTCAGCGCCGTCTGGTACATTTCTGCCCGAACCGGCGAATCCCCTGGATAATAAGCGATGTCGACAACGGTTTCAAATAAGTAGCGCCCTGCCATGTGCTTCGTAAAGATTGGTTCAATTGGCTCGAGAAAGAATGCCGGATCACTGCCCTGCACCAAAATATCTGTGCTGACCGAAATCGTCGGATACGCTTCCTCCATTTTTGCCATGATGCCTGTCAATACTTCATTCATCATTGTCCTACCCTCCATTTTTCTTCGCTTTTCAGCGCATTGTCCGGTTTCATAACGCGTTGTGCCTGTAACTTCCTAAGCTGCGCTTTTAAACGTTCAATTTCATCTCTAACGGTAAAAATCGAAATGGCCAGCGCCTCTATGTCAACGAATTGATAAAAACCATTCCGGCTTGGATCGGCGTAATCAATCCCCATCATGCCAGTCGGACGATACGTATTGGCGAGCCCTTCAAGCCTGCGCTCCGCTAGGGCGAGTTTCATTTTGACCATCACGATTTCATCTGCTTTTTTCTGGCAATTATAAGTGACTTCCAAAATGCATCACCTCACTTTCTATTGATTAATAATGGTTTAATGACTAGTTTGTTTGTGTTCCTATATAGGAACTTATGGCGTAAAAAAATATCCCCATCAGGGTAA